TGGATGGTGCAGGCTTTGGAAATACTGGTGCAAGAGATGAATTTGGTTTAGCAACTTTTAATAAAAAAGATGGCTTCCTAGGATTAACAGGAAATACTACAAGAAATTATACAGATAGAATGAATGAAAGATTAGGAGAGCTTACAGATTTCTTTGGTTCAAGAATAGAAGGCTTTGATATTAATAATTTAGATGCTGAAACTCTTGATAAAATGAAAGACATAAATGGTTTTTACACAAAACAAATACAAGCTTATAAACAAAGAACAGCAGTTGAAGACATAAATACAAGAACACGAGATGCAATTGAATCACAAAGAATTGCAGAAGAATTAGCAGCAGCCGCTGCAGCAAAAGACAAAGCTGCAGCTTTAGCAGCAATTAAAAAACAAGGACAAGCAAGCTATAATCCTAATATACACGGACCAAATAATTATGGAACAGATAGTCAAGGCAATCAATCTTTTGATTCTGGACAAGGGTTTGGTATTGGTTCAGACGGCGGTCCAGTAAGTAATAAAACTGGTAGAGGAAGAACAGGATATTCACAAGGTGGCCTCGCTACGATGTTCACTAGGAGGCGATAGTGGCCACAAGTAAAATTAAAACAGATAGATTTAAATACCCTGTTTCAAATCAATTTGGTAATTTTTTTTCGGACCAACCCAGCACATTCTATGGAATAATAGAAAATAGAGGTTTGGATAAAACTATACTAGAAGATTTTAAAAAAGGTATATCAGTTAAACAACTAGCTCGAAAACACAGACTTGCCGAAGGGACTGTAACAAAATTTGTTAAATCAAAAATTCCTAAAAAAGAATATGAAAAACTTACTAAATTAAAACAAAGCAATTTTTTTGACCAATCTATTGTTAAAGATTTAAAAAAAGATGCTAAAACAATGTCAAGAAGAGAAGTTGTTGATAAATACAAAGGTAAAGTTAGTGATACTAAAATTGATAGTTTAGTTAAAAAAGGTGAAATAAAATTTGGTGTTGTAGAAGAATCTGGAAGACCTCGAGTTTCTGAAGAAATGAGAGATATGGATAAAGTTAAAAGAGCTTCTGGTATAAAAAGAAATCAAAGATTTAATATTCACGGTAATGAGGCAATTAATTTTCATCACATTATGCCTATTAGAGGACTTGCTAATATTCAAACCAGAGACGTAGGATTATTAAATAAATATTTAAATTCAGAATTAGGTGGAGCAAATCAAAAGTTAAATGATTTAGCAGAAGAAATAGGCAGTCTAGATATGAATAAACCTGGATCTATTAAAAAGTTAGATGAGTTAAATAAAATTTCAGCTAAAGAAGTAGACAAAGCTAAAACAAAATTACCTGCTAAATATAAAGGTATGGTCGGTTATGTAAGGTATGAACCTGTGTTTGATTCCAATGGAACTGTAATTGAGTTAAGTCAATTTAGAGAAGGACTAGATAATACTGGTTCTAAATTTAGTAAAGGACTTCCAGAAAATATTAAAGATATGTCTCCTGAAAGACTTAAAGAATATAAAACATATGTAAAAACAAATGCAGACGATTTATTAAAAAAAACTAAAGATTTGTCAAAAGCAAGTCAATTAAAAGTTTGTCAATTTTTAAACTCGGGAGGACTTCCTGGAGACTGTGCTCAAGCAATTAAAAAAAATCCTAAAAAAGCGGCAGAAGTTTTATCTGAAGTTCCGGCAACTGATGAAAAAATGAAAGCGGTAAAAAATAGTGCACAAAAAATGATTCGTTTATTTCGAGGCGAAGAGCCTAGTTTAAAAGGAACAAATCCAATGAGTAAATTATATAGTCCTAAACTTAAAAATAGATTCTTTTTTGATAATGCAAAAGATGCAAGATACTATGCACGACGTCAAGGAACTTTAACAGGTAATGTTAAATCCGTAGACGTTCCAGAAAATATGGCTAAAATAGGTAGTAAGATATCTATGAGAAAAGATGGGCCAAGATTAGGTAATGAAGTTATTCTTCCTAAAACTTTTGTTGGCAAAGAAAAAGTAAATATTCCTCAAACAGCATATGCAAGAGCTGAAGCTATAGTTGGAAAATTAAAATGGGATAATGTTGTAGGTGCATTTACAACTAAAGATGGTGATATCGCATCACAGGCAGATATTAAAACATACGCAGCTGAAAATCCAATGCCAGTTAGAGTTGGAGAAGAACCACTTAAAGTTGCAACCAATAAAAGTGTTTTAAAAAATGTAGGTAGAACTTTAGCCACGATCGGAGCTCCGCTACCCACAGCTCTTTTAGATGGCTACTTCATCAACGAACAAGTAAAAGAGGGTAAAGGCACAGCAGAGATTGCAAGCAATCCATTGAACTGGTTAGGGCTTGCTACTATGTCTACCTTGTCAGATATATCTGGTGTATCTAAACCAGGTAAGCTAAATGCAGCCTTAAGATTAGGATTGAATCCTGGTACGATTAGGGGTATAAGCAGGTTCGCAGGTTTACCGGGACTTGCAGTGAGTACAGCTATGACTGCATATGACCAGTATAAGAAATATCAAAATGAAGAGGGATTCATATATAACCTGTTCAATAAAGAGGAAAAATAATAAATGGCTACTATAGACAAACCACTTCCAAACGTTTCAGAAACTGTTATCGAAGTTCCAAATAAAGAAGAATTAGTTGAGGAAAGAGAAAAGGTTACCGAACTAAAAGATCAACAGGGTAACATTGAAGTTACTATGGATGAAGAAGGTGGTGCAGAAATTGCCTTTGACCCTAAAGCCGTATCAGGAGAAGGTGGTGAAGACCACTTTGAAAACTTAGCAGACTTTTTAGGCGATGAAGTTTTATCACCATTAGGTGCTAAAATGGTTGATCACTTTAATGAGTATAAAGAATCACGTGCGGATTGGGAAGATACTTACAGAAACGGTTTAGATCTTTTAGGATTTAAGTATGAGAGAAGAACAGAACCTTTCAGAGGAGCTAGTGGTGTAAACCATCCTGTTCTTGCTGAAGCGGTTACACAATTTCAAGCGCAAGCTTACAAAGAATTATTACCAGCGGATGGTCCGGTTAGAACTCAAATTTTAGGAGCAGTTGATGTTGCTAAAGAAGAGCAATCTAAACGTGTTAAAGATTTTATGAACTATCAGATTATGGATCAGATGAAAGAATATGAACCCGAGTTTGATCAAATGTTATTTTATCTTCCTCTATCAGGATCAACTTTTAAAAAAGTTTACTATGATGATTTGTTAGGAAGAGCAGTATCAAAATTTGTACCTGCAGATGATTTAATAGTACCATATTCTGCAAACAGTTTAGAAGATGCAGAAGCAGTTATTCACGTAATTAAAATTTCTGAAAATGATTTAAGAAAACAACAAGTAGCAGGATTCTATAGAGACATAGAATTAGGTTCACCACCAGTTACAGAAAATCAATTACAAGATAAAAAATTAGAACTTGAAGGAATCGCTAGAGATGGTCAAGAAGATCAATATACTTTGTATGAAGTACATACTAATTTAGATTTAGAAGGTTATGAAGATATGGGAGGAGATGGTGAGCCAACAGGAATTAAACTTCCTTATGTTGTAACTGTATCTCAAGCAGGACAAAAAGTTTTATCAATTAGAAGAAACTACGGCGAACAAGATCCATTAAGAAAAAAAGTAAACTACTTTGTACAATTTAAATTTTTACCTGGAACTGGTTTCTATGGTTTCGGTTTAATTCATATGATTGGTGGTTTAACTAGAACTGCAACAGCAGCGTTAAGACAACTTCTTGATGCTGGAACTTTAGCAAACTTACCCGCAGGATTTAAGTCTCGTGGTATTAGAGTTAGAGATGATGCACAACCCTTACAACCTGGTGAATTTAGAGATGTAGATGCTCCGGGTGGAAACATCAAAGATCAGTTTATGACTTTACCTTTCAAAGGTCCAGACCAAACTCTTTTACAATTAATGGGAATCGTAGTTAACGCAGGTCAAAGATTCGCGGCCATCGCTGATATGCAAGTTGGTGATATGAATCAACAAGCTGCAGTTGGAACAACTGTTGCATTATTGGAACGTGGTTCTCGTGTTATGTCTGCAATTCACAAAAGAATATATGTAGGACTTAAACAAGAATTTAAATTATTAGCAGAAGTATTTAAAACATACTTACCACCGGTGTATCCATATGATGTACCTGGTGCAACAAGAGAAATTAAAGTACAAGACTTTGATGATAGAATAGATATCTTACCTGTAGCAGATCCAAACATCTTCTCACAGACTCAAAGAATCTCAATCGCACAAAGTCAATTACAACTAGCGCAATCAAATCCTCGTATGCATAATCTATATCAAGCATATAGATCTATGTATGATGCGCTGGGTGTGAAAAATGTAAATGCAATTTTGCCACCGCCTGCTCCACCACAACCAATGGACCCGGCATTAGAAAATATTATGTCAATTAATGGAAAACCATTTCAAGCATTTCCAGGACAAGACCACAAAGCACACATCGATGCGCATTTAGCATTTATGTCTATCTCTATGGTGCAAAATAATCCTGCAGCAATGATGAGTTTGCAAAAAAATATACTTGAGCACATTTCATTTATGGCACAAGAACAAATTCAATTAGAATTTGTAGAAGAAATACAAGAAATGCAAATGATGCAACAACAAATGGCACCAATGATGCAAAATCCACAGATGATGCAACAGAATCCACAAGCAATGCAGATGCAACAACGTATTCAACAGCTAACTCAAACTATTGAATCACGAAAATCTAAATTAATTGCTGAAATGATGATTGATTACGCTAAAGAAGAGGACAAAATTAGCTCTGAAGTAGGTGGTGATCCATTATTAAAACTAAGATCGCGTGAATTAGACATAAAAGCTAAAGCCGAGCAAGAACAAGCTATGAATAGGGAGTCAAGACTTGATTTAGACACTATGAGAGCGATGATGAACGACCAACATCACGATGAAAAGCTAGAACAGAACGAAGAACTAGCTGGACTACGTGCAGGAGTCTCTTTGGCCAAACAAACAATGTCTGATCAAAGTAAGATTCACGATTTCGGTAGAAATTTTAAGAAAAAATAGATATAAATCAAACCTAGGAGAAAATTATGGTTAAAAAAATGAACAAAGGTCGAGACAACGTAAAAGTTGTTCCTGAACTTGGTGCAAACGCACAAGGCGAGCAACAAGGTGGGATTCCTGTAGAAATGACTGATCCGTTTACATCACAAACGGTTGTAGTTAGAGGTACAAAAAGAATGAGACCCGACAAGAGACCTGTAAAAGCTACTTGGTACTAATATGTGGTTATCGGCAATTAAATTAGCCGTTTCTGCTGGTAGTAAAATTTATGCTAACAAGCAGAGAACGAAAATGGCTATGTCTGACGCGCAG